TAATAAACTTATCTCTATTCCATGGGTCTGAATTAAGTCTATATTGTACTTTGTATACTATTAATCTTCTACTCATTGTCCTCCTTTGGTATTGGTATATTGCCTAGTTTCTGAGCCATTAGCATTACAGCTGACTTACATTCACTAGATGTTAACAAATCATACATAGCTAATTTATATAATGCTCTGCACTCTAAATCTGTAAAGTCATATTTTATTGAGTCCATTAGCTTATATCTTATCTGATCAAGCTCATGTTTAGTAATACCTAACTCATTTAAATTATCTTTCATATATTCTCCTATTAGGGGTAACCCCTCATTACGAGGGGGTGTACCCAATTATCTACTTCTTAGCTAAGATTTCATTCATCTTGCTATCTAACGCATCTATCTTGGCATTTAAGCCTTTGATAAGATCATACTGAGCTTTAGGCATATACTTGCCAGGATTAGCTTTAACGTAAGCTATTCTATCTTCTGCTGATTTAGACTCAGCGTATGGTATAAACGTTTGTTGTGTTGTCATAAGTAACTCCTATTGTTGACAATTATTATTATTACTCGTTGTAATAATGATTGGCTTATTTAATATCCTATTCATTTCTTTATCTCTCTCGATTAGAATAGAATTCTCTGGGAAAGGGAACTCGTACTGATTAAGCTGATAGTTACTATGCTTATCTGTATCTCCCTCTACTTGCTGTAACATCTCGTATGTTATCATATATCCTCCTGTATTCTTGGTAAGGCTCTTAGTAAACAAACCATACCTGTTATTGTTAATAATACGCCAGTCCAAAAGTCTAGATGCATCATTAAAATTACACCTAGAAAGGATAGGACAAAGCTACTTAGTATAGCTATTAGTCCCATCCATATGTGAAATGTCATATTTATTTTTGGGGTGAAAGCGACTTATACAAGTTATAAGCTACTACCCCCCCTATTACTTGACCTAATATCATTATAGTTAACCATATACATAGTAGGCTTATCATTATAGTACTTAACATATCTTATCTCCTTTGGTTGATTGATATACCTACACACACATCTAATAATGTCTGGATATAGGTACTTTATACGTTGCTATCAATTACACTAGCAATCAAGATGTCTAGTATTATCAATAGGTTAAATCATTATCGGCAATCAATTAATCAATAGACAAGCTAAGGTTAATTAACTACCAATATATAATAACAACTTATAACGCTGTCACTTGCGACAGCGATTATCAGTTGACTAACAAGAACTTAACAGCGAGTAACAACGAGCTTAACAGTAACAACAATAACAATTAAGGTGGGTTTTAGATTCACCCCATCGTCATGATAGTCGTAGAACTATCTGACTATAGGGGGGTTATGTACACCACCATAACAAAGGGGACATCATTATGATACCAGCAGCAGGAACAATAGGATTAAGAATCCTAAAGACACTATATAAGACAAAAGGTAAGATTGGCAAAGTATCTACTAACCTAGCTGATAAAGCAGGAAAAGCAGGGTTTACTGGAACATCTAAAGCAATTACAGGTGTATCTAAAAAGGTACATTCAGGCTCTAGAATGGTAGGAAAAACTATCAAGAAGAATCCTAAGTCTAGCTCAGCAGTAGCTGGTGCATCACTTATGGCATTTCTTGACGATTAATGGCTAAGCAGAATTTTAGCAGCTTTATACCAAGAGATAAACCTAAGAAAAGACCAGGAATCCACAAAAAATCGAAATCGAAATCGGAAAAACTACAGCAAAGTCACAATAGATACAAAGGACAAGGAAGATAAACATGAGATCATATTTACAATTCCCAGTTATCAAGGAACTATCAGCAAAAGTTTTAAAAAAGAGCTGGAAGAAACGTGATGCATTGGTAAAGAACTTAAAAGATCCTAAGTTTAGAGCTAAAGCTAAGCTTAAAGACTACAAATCTAGCGTATAATGGCACAAACAGCAGCATGGCAACGAAAAGAAGGTAAAAACCCAAAGGGGGGTTTGAACGCTAAAGGTCGAGCTAGTTATAAGAAGCAGACTGGAGGAACATTAAAAGCTCCTAGTAAAAAAGTAGGGAATAAAAGACGTGCGTCATTCTGTGCTAGAATGAGTGGAATGAAAAAGAAACTTACCTCTGCTAAGACTGCAAGAGATCCTAATTCAAGAATCAATAAGTCATTAAGAGCATGGAACTGCTAATGAGAGATAATAGAGTTATAGAAATCTTTCAAAGACACACAGAAAAGAAGCTAAGAGAAATGAATATCTTTAGATTCTTAAAAAAAGAAGTAGAAACTGGAGCTAATGGCACACAGGACTACATTATTAAAAAAGGCATAAACAAAGATAAACTAGCAAAGAAATAATATGAAATCAAAAATAGTAAGAAAAGGTATAGTAGTAGCTAAAAAAATTAAGAAAAAAATTAAAAACTTTGCTACAGCTAATCCTAAAAAATCTATAGTAGGAGCAGGTGCTCTTGTTACTTATGGTTATGGTAAAACACCTATGGCTAGAAAAAACCAAAATATGATGATAGAAATGCAAGCAATATCTAAAGAAAGAAAAGTTAGAAAAATATCTCGTTCAGAAATAAACACTAGATTAGCTAAAGCTAAAAAAAGCAAAAGAGAATTTACTTGGATATAAATTATGGATAAAAAATTAGAAAAACTAGCCGATGAAATGATTAGATTGTCTCCAGAAGAAGGACAGCAACTATCATTAATTATTAAAGCTAAGATTATGCCAGAGATGGCTAAACAGCAACAGCAACAAGGATTACTACAGCAGCAAAATCCTCAAGCTCAACAGCAAATGGCTAATATGGGTAAGAGACCACAACAAGGTCAAGTACCTATGCCTAATGCAAGAATGGCTGCACAACAAGGTTTATTAAAATAGGATATAATTATGCCAATGGTAGGGAAAAAAAAATACGCATATACAAAAGCTGGTAAAAAGAAAGCTAAGATGGCTGCTAAAAAATCAGGTAAGAAAGTTAAAAGAGGTTACTAATGATTATAGGTGGAGATAAAGGTTTTGGTAAAACACCAAAGAAAAAACCTTCTGTATTTAAGAAGGCTGCTAAGACTATAGTAAAAAAAGGAATTAAGTTTGCAGTAAGTCCATTAAGTCTTGGAATAACTGCAGGTACTATTTTGTATAAAGGTGGAAAAGCTAAAAGTTTTAAATATTCTAATGTTAGACAATTTGACAAAAGAGGAAGAAAAATAACATAATGGTTGAAGATAACAAATTACCAGATCAAGAGGACAAAACATCAGATAACCATGGTGGTAAAAGACCAGGTTCTGGTAGACCTTTAGGTGCTAAGACTAAAAAGAATTGGAAGTCTATGCAGGAGATGGCTGAGAAATATCAACATTCTCCTTTGGATTACTTATTAGCTGTGTTAAACAATCCTATGAGCTCACCTGAACGTAAAATGTACGCAGCCGAAAAGGCAGCACCATTCGTTCACCCAAGGTTAGCGTCAACAACATCTAAAATAGGAACAGATGAACCAATCGCAATCAAAGTCTCCTGGCAAAAAGACGACTAATAAAAAAGTCGCTAAGATAGAAATACCTTACAAGCCAAGACCTTATCAGTTAGACGTACATAACTCACTTAAAAGATTTAGTGTTCTAGTATGTCACAGACGATTCGGGAAATCAGTACTAGCTATTAACGAATTAATTAAGACAGCAGCAGATAAACCAAGATCATTGTGTGCATTTATTGCACCAACTTACAGGCAAGGAAAATCCATCGCTTGGGAATATTTAAAATTTTACACAGAACCTTTAATGAAATTTGGTGGTAGTAGAAATGAAACAGAATTAAGAATAGATTTATTTAATCACTCACGTATTCAAATCTTTGGAGCAGATAATCCAGATAGTATTCGTGGTATGGGATTTGATAAAGTTGTTATGGACGAATACGCAATCATGTCCCCTAGAGTATGGACCGAAATTGTTAGACCAGCAGTATCTGATAAACTAGGATCAGTTTTATTTATTGGAACTCCAATGGGACACAATCAGTTCTGGGAAGTATTTGATTTTGCACAACGTGGTCATAAAGATTGGTATGGGAAACTATACAGAGCATCTGAAACAGGAGTAATCCCAGATGACGAGTTAAAACAAGCTAAGGATATAATGAGTCCTGAGCAGTACGAACAAGAAT